ATTGGGCGACCAGTTGTATCGGTTGCGCCCATCAATAGTGACCACTGTGAAGTACCTGCGATGTATGCACTTGGTAGTTCGCCAGTTGCTAGGTAAGCAGCTGGGGCTTCAGTGGAAACGTAGGAAATGATACCAGCGGATGTTGCTGCAACTGCGGTAGCTTGTGTTCCACCTGCGGTAAGTGCTGCAATAACTGCTGCATCTGTTGCCTTGTTGTAGGCTCTCGTCATATTATCCACCATGGCTTGGAAAAAGTCAGGACTTGACCGTTCCAACAGCTCGACAGAATAACGCTGCATACCTGCAAACTTGTTCACATCTAGGTTGACGTATGAGGACACAATGCCAGTCTCTGATGGGCCAGCACCTTCGTTGGTGTCTGCAACAGTTCCACTGGTTGTGATTTTTGGATGGCTGATAACCATGCCTGATGCAGTGATGGCGCGTGAGCCAATAGCATCGATGGCTGGTCGTGAACCGATGGATGTATCAATTACCTGTGATACAAACTGGGTCGGGCTAAATGCCGGGTTGGTCGAGAATGAATCATCGGCGGCCATTACATACTGGGCGGAATCGTGATTGCCCATTGTTGCCTTGATCTTATGCTCAAGGTATGTTGCTTGGCTGTTGATCGGTGAACGTGGCTTTGCGTAAGCCACTGGTGCTGCGGCAGTAACAACCGCGGCTGCGGTCACTTCATCTGCCACTGGTGCGGTTGTTTCTTCCACTGTGTTCTCCTGTGGTTGTTCCTCGGCAGGTTGTTCCGCCTCGGTGGTTTCTGGGTTTTCCTCATCGGCCTCTGTGGCTGCGACTTGGGAAATCTGTGCATCCTTGAACGCTGGGTTAGTTACATGAGCAACGGCTTCAAGTTTGGCAGCTGATACGACCATCACGCCTTTCTCGATGGTGTATTCGCCGACATTGGCTTCGATGCTAAATGCCGGGCGCAATCCCTCTGATGCCTCGACTAGCGCATCATTGCCAGCACCCGTTGGCGCGATCTTAAACGCCATCGAGATTCCTGCTGGTGTGACTTCCTCTGATCCAGCGATGCCGCGACCTAATGGGCGTGTGCGGTCATGTTCCATGTTTAAGACAATTTGGCTTGGGTCAATTTCGCCAAACGCGCCAAACTCAAAGCGCACTGGGCCAGCCGATGTGTTGCCAACTTTGGCAAACGGCACGACAAGTCCTTTGATGGTGCGAGTTTCTGTGTCGGCAGCTAGTACCTGACCCTCAAAACTAAGTTGCATTTTCATTTCCTCTCGGTGCGAGATCCATTTCCTCACGGGCTTCATCAACGCTGATCAAGTCGTATTCGAGCATCTTGCCAAGCACTTCGATCTGCTCAAGTGGGTTTCCACGCAAGTAATCGTCAAGATCGAATCTGACCTTGCTTCCACGAGGCGTGACATCGTTCATACTTAATCGTTCCTCGATGCAACTCATGAATGGGCGCAATGAGAAATCGACAAGACTTCTGCGCTCTTGGCTTACGTTGGAGTAAGTCGCGCTGGCTGATTCGGCGTTGATATACCACGCTGGGATGTTGCACATACGAGCAATTTCAGCTGCTGTGTTCAAGCGAGATTCGGTCAACTGCATCTGCCCGGCATCGTATCCAAAAGTCGTGACATCTAATGGGCCAGATAGGTAAGCGGTTGATCGTGTGGCTCGGGCTTGCTTCCACTGCGCCAAAAGGCTCGACACCTGCTCTGGCGGTAGATCCACGCCACTATTCTTGATGACCATTGTTGGGTTTGGCTCACTGGCCATACGTTGAACGGCTTCCTCAAGTTTTAGTGCAGTTGAAATAGTGCGGCCACCGCGATTAAGTATTCCCTCATCGATACCGCTAAACATGATTAAAGATCCCACACCAGTTGTAGGCACTAACTGACCCTCGATGTAGAAACCGTTCACAATCTCTTGGGTATTTAGGTCAGTTGTAAAAGTGACCCGAGTTGGATCAATTCGGCGAGCCTGCGTTGGTCTGCCATCCTCTGGGTTAACTTCCAAGACCAGCCACATACTTCGGCCATGAAATAACAAATCCTCAACGGTCCAAGCCATAGTCACAGCTAGTGGGATGGCTGGATCAGGCTGCTCAAGAATCTTGCGACCCTCAATCTTTGCCCCTGTAATGTCGCTGTATGAGTTCAGGCCAAGGGTTGCGATAGTTCCAGCGATAATGTTTCTGGCTCTGGCAACGGCTGGCACTTGCATCGCACTTGAGCGATCAACGCGAAAAGTATTAAAAGGCGTAAAGTAGGCATCCTGATAAAAAGGGATGGCGATGCCGGCACGAGCCTCGATCTGTGGTTTCTCGGTGGGTGTACCCAGCAAAAAATCTATGAATCCCATTTTGTCATTTAACCATGCACAAATGACATTGGTGTAATTCTGTCAGGGATTGTCACGCTGTTGCGCGTGTTGTCACACCAACTGGCCAACGAGTCCTAGTGGTTCTTGATCCCTCTTGATCGCTGGCCAGTCGCGGGTGAACCCAAGGCAGGGTCTAAGCACTAATGATACTCACACTCTGTTGTGGTTCTGTCGCGTGACCCACCGCCATAACCAAAGCAACCGCCGCGCTGATTGGTACTTGCGCCGCCCTGCGAGCAATACGCCAACCACCATCGGATGCCGGGCGGCGAGCGCAACTGACCAAGTGGCTGTGCAAAGTTTCTTGGGCTGGGTGTAGCAGCTGCCGCGACTGCATCGCGTTCATTGTCTGGTCACACATGATCGCAAAGTTGGCAGAGTTCCAAGGCGTTGGCGCAACTGGTACACCAGCCTGAGCAAGTCTTGGCGCGATCCACCCGGCAGTGTTTGGATCATAGGCCAGCACCCTTGGGCGATAGCGGCGAGTCAGCGTGGCGATCTCGCCAGCAAGTTCAAGGTCATTGATGCCACCCTCTTTTTTCCATTCGTGCAGGAATACACCAAAGCCCGACTCCCGTTGCTGGATCGTTACTAGGCAAGCCAACTCTCGGTTAAAGTTCAAGTCCATTGCCATCCAAGTTGGCAAGCCATCCTCAAGCGCGATTTCGGATTCGCATTCGTTCCATACAGTGATTGGCCAAGGCGATTCGGCAGAATCAATCCACATCGAGAGTGACTCGGTTTTGAAAGCATCTGGGCTGTCAAAGGTTGCGGCATCTCTGATGTTTTGATCGCTGATTGTGTAGCCCATCGCTGGATTGGCGTGTTTCCATCCCTCGATATCGTCAACCGATGATCCAGCTGGCGCGCTGTATTCGTAGTAACCCATTCGATCACTAGCAAAGGTCAAGGCTCGGCGGCGTTGCTCGTTCAATACCGTAGAAGTCAGATCTCCAGCATTTGAGGTCCAAAAGATTTGGGCATTTGGTCTGGCTCGGGTAATTGGAGTAACCGCTGCCCATGTGGCCTCATCAATTTCTCGGAGTTCATCCACATATAACAAGTCCGCTGATGATCCACGCGGTCCTTCGCTTGTAGCTGCTCGGATTGAATACTTGCGTATTCTTTCGCATTTGCCATTACATGATTTGGGATAATGGTGGCAGTACACCTCAAGTTCCTCTTGGCCGTTAGTCCGGGATACTCGCTTGATCCTCTTTCGCATCCAATCTAAAGACTCGGCCATGTCGACTGTTTGCTTGAAAGTGTCCAAAGATAGTTGCCGAGTCTGGGACATGGCGATCGCATTCTTTTCGCCAAAGACATAAAGGCCAGCCAAGATACGCATCCGCATCATGTGGGTTTTACCATTCTGGCGAGCGACTAAAACTCCCACCTGACTTCTCGCCCATTTGCCGTTTGGCAAGATTTGCAAGGCATCATCCAGCACATACTTTTGCCAGTCTAAAAGTGGTATGCCCAACTCATCAGCTAGTTGCGCCACCACTTGCCCTGCGCTTGGCAGGTTCAGGCTTTTGCTTTCGATCCTTGGTTTCGAGTAGCCGTAGATAGTTTCCGACATGGTTTGTCCCGTCATTTTCCTCGCCCTGTTTTCCTGCTGTTCGTGTTTCAACTGTGAGATGCAGCTGCTGGAGTACGTTTAAGTATTTAGCGGCCAATGGTGTTGCCTCTTTAAGATCGCCCATGTCAAAGGCAGTGTCAAGTGCCAAAGCAATGCGCCGGGCTAAAGTCAACGCGGCTACATCGGTTGGCGCAAGCCAGTTCGCAACCGAGATTGCCGAGTTTAGAGAAATGAGTATTCCCATTGGTTTGTCCTCTGGCACTTCTGGATTCTTTTGGGTCATGACTTGGGCCTTTCGGTTGTGGGCGGATCAAATCGGATCAATCGGGGACGGATAGTACCAAGGGAGTCTGTGGGTGGCACACGCCTCAAAAAAACGCCCTCATGGCTCTCTGTGGCTCTCTGACGGGTGCTGTTGAACCGAGCAGTCTTGGCCTTATGACAGGGACTGCACAAGGGTTGCACGTTGTCTATGCTGTTAGTGCCTCCAGCTGCTAACTCGATGATGTGATCCACCTCTGTTGCCCGGTCTCCACACATAAGACATGACTTGCCCCATACTCTGAAACACGCAGCTCGTAGGTTGCGCCATTGTGTTGTTGTGCCTTGACTATGCGCTCTGCTCATGCCCACTCACTATGTTGTACGCATCCAATAGTCCTCGCTCGTATTTGTAATTGGCTGGATGTATGTCAAGTATGTAATCAGTTAACTTGTCTAGCCTTGCTTTGTATGTTGCCTCAATGATGCTGGCTAATTCCTTTGAGTCTTTGATCTGCTCTTGTAATGCTGTGTGGTCTTTCCTTAAGTATTCAACCATCTCTACATACTCCACTAATTCATCATGCTTTACTTGTACCCATTTAGTCATGTTGTAATGCTAATACGTTTCTAAGGATTCTCACCGGTTTGGCTAGTGGGCAGGGAATGGCATTGTTTCAGCCATCCTCACCGTATGT